CATAATCCAGATGAGCAGGGCTGGGTACGCGCCATTGATGTGGACAAAGACTTACACAAAAGCGGGAAGCCAGATGTCATGGGAGATCTTGCTGATCAGCTTCGTACCTTGTCCCAGTCAAAAGCAGACAAGCGTATTAGTTACATCATTTACGATGGACGAATCTGCTCCAGCATCCTTAACTGGAAGTGGCGCAAGTACACAGGGGCTAACAAACATACTAAGCACATGCATGTCAGCTTTAAGAAAGAAGCTGATAATGACGGGGCTTTTTTTCAAGTACCTATGTTAGGAGCATCTAATGGATAATCTACTTCTCATCATTGCCGGCATTGTAGGCGTTGCACTACTGCCAGCATTACGCACAGCTATCAAATCATATCGCGCCCGTAAGTCAGCAGCGGACATTATTGTCGATGCGCTAGAGGCAGCCATTGACGAGGTAGATAAGAAGTGACACAGGCAGACTTCTTCACCCTTTACATCGCCACTATTGCTGCACTGGGTGGGTTGTCTGGCTATGTGATCACGCATCTATTGTCAGAGATCAAAAGACTCAACACGCGAGTCGATGAGATCTATAACATACTTCTTGACAGGTAACATTCTGCTATGGCAAGAAAAGCAACTAAGGCATTAGAGGAGCAAGGCTACTCAAAGCTTGATGCTTATTGCATTGGGCTTTATGAGTACTTCTGCTCTCTTAAGCGTGCAGGATTCGCTGAGGATGTAGCCATGTTCATGATTACGGAGCCACAGGCTTACCCTCACTGGATTCTGCCTGATCCTATTGCGCCTGAGAAGTTTGGCGATTACGAAGATGAGGATGACGATTAAGCGAATAGTCGTAGTCTCGGACTTACAAGTCCCATATCACGACAGGGTTGCAACCCGTAACCTTGCAAGCTTCATTTCTAAGTTTAAGCCAGATCAAGTAGTCACCATTGGCGATGAGATTGACCTTCCACAGATAAGCAAGTGGGAAGAAGGGCGCATGGGCTCATATGCCCAGACCCTAGATGATGACCGTAATGAGGCTGTGGAGCTTCTCTGGGAGTTAGGCGTTACTGACTGTATTAGATCCAATCACACAGATCGCCTGTATAACATCATCATGGCTAAAGTGCCAGCGTTCGGGGCATTGCCAGAGCTAAGGTTTGAGAAGTTCATGAAGTTCGATGAGCTCGGTATCACCTTCCATAAGAACCCAATGCCTATTGCACCTAACTGGATTGCAGTACATGGAGACCACACACCCATCAAGCCACAAGGGGGTTTATCAGCCCTTGAGGCAGCCCGTAGGCATGGTAAGAATGTGATCTCGGGTCACACTCACAGAGCAGGGCGTTCAGCCTTCTCAGAGGCATCTGGGGGGCGTATAGGGCGTGTCCTACATGGTGTTGAGGTAGGCAATCTCATGGACTTTAAGCAAGCTGCATACACTAAGGGCGTTGCTAACTGGCAGCAGGCTTTCGCCATCATCTATGTCAATAAGGCTAAGGTTCAGGTAGATCTTATTAACATTGAGAAGGACGGCACATTCATTGTGGCTGGCAAGTCCTACGGCAGACCGCGTTAAATCGTTATCATTTCGTTACACAAATGTACTTGATTAGTCGGACAGTTCTGTCACACTAAGTCTGTAAGCAATCAAGGGCATTGCTTGCAGTTAGGTAAGGGAATGGCAAACACAGACAAGCTACTACTTATCTGCATTATTGGAATGATTATAGGCTTTATTATAGTCATCATAGATGTGCAGAAAACATCATACAAAAGGGGCGTACGCGATGGCTATCACCGAGGTCGCAGCTATAAGGGGCAGGAATGAAAGCCAATGAAATCTTACTCACCGCCACAGACACGATCCGTGACCGTGGGCTATCGTACGGTCATCCTGCGGATAACTTGCAGCACACAGCAATGCTCCTCAGTGCATACCTACAAACACCAATCCATGACTATCAAGTCGCAGGGATCATGGTGCTCGTTAAACTTGCAAGGACTAATCAGTCAGCCCAACACATCGACAACTGGGTCGATCTATGCTCATACGGAGCACTAGCAGGGCAACTAGCTACAGAGGAGAACGACCTTTATGTTTAACCTAGATGAGTACACCACGGTTCGTGAGCGTGTAATTGAGTTTTGGAAGAGGTATCCAAATGGACGGATTGAAACAGAGATTCTTGACTGGTCTGATAAGCGTTTTATCGTGGGTGCACGCCTGTATAGAGAAGCCACAGATGACAAGCCATTCTCGACTGGTTTTGCGCATGAGGTTATTACGGACAGGGGTGTCAATAAAGATTTTGCTCTGGAAAACGGAGTTACTTCGGCAATTGGTGTTGCTTGTGGTCATGCGAACATTGGCATCGACAAGCATAAGCCCAGCCAAGAAGAGATGAAGAAGGTAGTTGCTACAAAAGTAGTAAAACCAGCAGTGCAAGATGTTAAGCCAGATGATCAAGACTATTGGACTACACCTGTTGGAGAGTACAGGGGCGTAGTAGATGCGCCTGTCACACTCGATAAGGCAATGGAGACTATTGCAGCTGTGATGGGAACAGGTGAAGCACAGGAAAGCCCATCATGCAAGCATGGGCATATGCAATGGCGTGAAGGTGAGAAGAATGGTAAGGCATGGGGTGGCTTTATGTGCTCTGTCGTTAATCATCAAGGGGGCGAGCCTAAGTGCCCTGCCCTATGGTATGTAGTGAATAGTCAGGGTAAATGGGAACCACAGAAGGCGAGAGCATAAATGGGAAACATTGGAATTAAGATTAATGGTGAGTGGGTAGATCTGATGTCTGCCTTTGTACCATGTCAGCTGTGTAATGAGCCAGTTGCGATCAGAGATCTAGAGGACATATCATCCGACTCAGTTAATGGCGTTGTCACATGGCAGTGCGCTAAGTGTAAAGCTGTTAATGGCTAGTCAAGCAAGGAAACACAGAGGTTTCCGCACAGAGCGCGTAGTCGCACAGTACCTATCGACTGTCTGGCAAGGCGCATGTGTGGGAAGGGGTAGTGGCAAGGATATTGTCAATGTACCGTTTGATGTTGAAGTCAAAGCCCGCGCTGGATTTCAACCTCTTGCCTACATTAAACAATTAAAAGCTCGGACAGCCATTTCGGGGGAATTAGGCTTCGGAGTTATTAGACTCAACGGACAAGGTGAAGATGCTAGTGAGTATGCCTGCATCATCCGTCTAGAGGATCTCTTGCCACTACTCATATTAAAGTACGGTCACTTAGACAAAGAGCCTACAGATGCAGACATTGACCGCTGCACAGCCTGTGGGACATACATGATAAGGAAGTGCCTAACTTGCCAACCTATGACTACAAATGCACACGATGCAATCTTAGTCAAGAGATCTATCACGGATGGCACGATAGACCAGTGATCCCATGTACTTACTGTAATGAGCCTATGAGTAAGGTAATTGCAGCTACACCTACAGTATTTAAGGGTAAGGGCTTCTACAGTACCGATAAATAGTTATCCACAGAAGTTATCCACAGGGGGTAATCATGAAACGACACACCGCTCTGAACAGGGCTTTTACAAATGTACTTGACTCTAATGGTACGCTAACACAGCAGAGCCTCTCAAAGGCTCACCGCGAGCCCCTTAGGGGCGTAGCTCGCGGGGTGCTAGTAGCTATTGGGATAGCTCTATGCATCATGCCTGATGCAGGTGGATCTAAACCAGTGCAATATGTAACACATAAAGAATATGCTTTACATCTATTAGGTTATAACTATAAAGAGTATAAATGCTTAGAGGTCTTATATACCAAAGAATCTAATTGGAGACCAGAAGCTAAGAATGGATCACACTATGGAATACCACAAGGGCGCAGTCAGTACCTTGCTAGGGTAGATGGATATAAGCAGGTAGTATGGGGTCTTAACTATATTGGTCATCGTTATGGTGAGCCTTGCATTGCATTGAATCACTGGAAGGTTAAAGGATGGCATTAGATAAGCTGAACTCAAGGCGCTATAGAGAACAGCGTGAACGCGTGTTCAAGCGCGATGGTCGCTTCTGCCAGATATGTGGCACAGATGAAGGCGAGATGCACATTGATCATGTCATAGCTCGTAAGCATGGTGGTGACCATAGCCTTGACAACCTGAGAGTATTATGCAAGTCATGCAACCTGCGCAAGGGTGCGCTCAATGATGGGGTTTTTTTAGCACAGACGGCTACCCCCCCTGTCTT